TATCTTAGTAGCTTGTTCAAAAGAAGACATGACGCCTGGTAGTTATACACAAGGTCAACCGCAGCCTGAAGACACAACTAGCTGGCAATCACTTTATGAGGATGCTGGCGTGTTACCTAGTTGGGGTAACGTTAATCAAACAAATGAGTTGGTTGGAACATCTTGGGTTTTAACACATTTACAAATAGGTTTGACAACACAACCGTTACCAATTGATACTGTAAGGTTTATAGATAATGTTTATTATACGATTAACAGTGGTGCTGTAAGAACTTATCAGTTATCAGTTGGTGTTGCCACTAGTAGTAAATCACTTACATTGAATTATCATTTCCCATTTGGAAGCGGAAACTATAAAGGTGAAGTGGCTTCGACATTTGTTAGTGATGGTGTGATTTATAATTGCGAATTTTATAATACAAACACTAGCACGATGATGGTTAGAGCGTCTTTCGTAAAAATTTAAAAAATATTTTCAAAAATACTTGACACGAGGGTTAAAATTTAGTACCTTTGCAAAACTTAATATAAAAATCAAATATTATGAGTAAACTTTTAGCTGCAATGCAAACAAATGACACGCTTACTTTGAATGGTATGCCTACAAATTCATCAAGTCTTAACCACTGCGTTAACTTGTTTTTTCAAATAGGTGCAATGAGAGGTCAAGACAAGGTTCGTCTTATCAACGCTTTTACTAAGGCATTTGGTGAGAATCCGTTGACAGCTATGAAGCTTTTGTTCTGGGCACGTGACGTTCGTGGTGGGGCTGGTGAAAGACAAATCTTTAGAGATATTGTCGAATATCTTGCAAAAAACCATAAAGATGTTATGGCTAAAAACCTTCACCTTATTAGTGAATATGGTAGATGGGATGACCTTCTAATTTTGATTGGAACGCCTTTGGAAAAACAAGCTTTAGAGCTTATCGAAAAAGGTATGACAGATAAAAACGCTTTGGTGTTTAAATGGATGCCACGTCCAAATGTTACAAATCGTGAAAAGAAAAGATGGGCTGCTGCCGTAAGACAATACATGGGTCTTTCTCCAAAAGAATACCGTAAGTTGTTGGTTGAAAACTCTAACACCGTTGAGCAATTGATGTGTGCTAATGAGTGGTCAGCTATTCAATACTCTAAGTTGCCTTCTAAGGCTATGAGCGACTTGATGAAAGCGTTCACAAAACATGACAAAGAAAGATTTGCTGCTTACTTAGAAAGCGTAAACAAAGGGGAAGCCAAGATTAATGCTGGTGCTGTATATCCATACGACATTGTGAAAAACTTAAGATTTGGTGACAAGTCTGGGGCTAACGCACAATGGAATGCTCTTCCTAATTACCTTGAAGGTAGCAAGGAAAGATTTCTACCAGTAGTTGACGTGTCTGGTTCCATGTCATGCCCAGCTGGTAACAACCCTAACGTTACTTGTATGGATGTTGCAATCTCTTTGGGATTGTATATTTCAGAAAGAAACGTTGGTCCCTTCAAGGATGCGTTTGTTACCTTCTCAAGCGACCCTAAATTGCAAGTACTTAGCGGTAATTTGCAAGAGAGATTTAACCAACTTGCTAGAGCTGACTGGGGCATGTCAACCAATGTTGAATCGGTATTCCGTTTGATACTTGACAAAGCGAAAGCTTCTAATGTATCAGAAGAAGAAATGCCAACCATGATTCTGATTATGTCAGACATGGAGTTCAACGCTGGAACTCGTGGTAACTGGAGCCTTAGCGCTCAGCAAATGTTCGAAAGAATGTACGCTGAAGCTGGCTACAAAATGCCTAAAGTTGTTTACTGGAACATTCACTCTAAAAGTGATAACTTCCCAGTACACTTTGACAAGAGTGGCAGTGCGCTTGTGTCTGGTTTCAGCCCAGCGTTGTTAACCAACTTGTTGGGTGGTAAAGATTTGACACCAGTATCTATGATGCTGGATGTTATCAACTCAGCACGTTACTCTGCGGTAACAGTCTAATTTCAAAGGGGTTTGAGTCGCATAGCGTCTCAGCCCCTTTTTTGTGTTCATAATAAAGGTGTATTCTGCAAAAAGAAAACCACAATTATTAATGTTCAACTATCAATGTAGGAGCCGCTTCCTCTATTTTTTTTAAGCGGTAAAACTTCAAAACAGGGTTAGAAGTAAAAGCCCCAACACTTTGATTGAGCACAAAAAGGAAGCCCCAGAAATGGGGTTTTCTTATTTTTACTATTTACACTTATTTTTAAAATACTTAAATTTGGGTATGAAAAAAATAGTAATAAAAGAAATCGACAGACTTAATAGCACTGTCCACAAACCAAAATCAATATCTGAGTATTTAATCTATGTTATGTTAGATGATGTAAAGTTAAAAGCGTATACTGAGATAGGTGAAGCTGCTAAAAAAGAAAGAGTAAACGAACTGTTGCTTACTCATTTTATAACAGAACAAAATAACAAAATAAATACTCAAGACATGATACAAGAAATGTCTTTGGAAGAAATTAAAAAAATGTAATTATGGAAAACAATTATCCTTTGGTTCTAGTGTTTTATTTACTCTAATTTGTTACGTTTAATATCCCTATTTATTTTGCTACACAATGGTTGTAAATTAGTATAATGATTTAATCTAATGACATCTTCTTCAGTGATTGCTGTTGAAGTTGGAATTATGTGGTCAATATCCCAACCATAATTAAATTCACCATTATATTTACCATGATTATCCCAGTTCATCCATGGCTCAAAGTTTGATTCCAAATGAGTTTTTAATACTTCAAACGAACAACCTAAAATATCTATCGTTTTACATTCTTTAACGAAACCATTTCGCTTAATCATAGACCTAAAAGCATTTCTAATATTGACTTTTAGTTTAAATAGTGGGTCTGAAGAATATTTTTTAGTAAACCAAGTGTTAATTTTTTCTCTATTTTCTTGTCTATATTTATTTGCATAATCTAATGTGTATTTTTTATTTTCCGCCCTCCATTTTTTCTGTTGCTCACTAATTAACTCTTTATTTTCTTCTCTGTATTTCTTTAATCTTTCTTTTTCTTTAGCTAAAAACTCATCATTATTTCTATAGTTTTTACTATAAGTTTTTCTATACTCAATATTATTTTCTAACCAAATTTTATGTTTTTTATTTATCTCTTCTTTGTTTAAAAAATAATATTTTTTATTGTAGTTTCTTTTTTGTTCTATATTTTCTAAATAGTTTTCTTTAACACATAATTTACAATAGTTTTTATAACCATCTTTCTGTGCCTTATTTCTACCAAATTCTGTCAATGGTTTAGTAAGTTTACATCTACTACAACGCTTATTTTCCATCATTTAAAGAATTAAAACGCTGCTCCAACAACCAGTTGATTAATTTGGATTTATTAACATCTTCTATAACCATCTTATCGTAATTTTCGATGGATATGGTAACACTGAGTTTACCTTTCTTTTCTTCTAGTGATTTTGATTTTCTTCCCATATTAGTATGTATTTATACTAATAAATATCTGTAAATAATAAAAAAGTAATAATTTTATTACTTTTTTGAAAAATATTTTGTTAGCAATAAATCAATTAGTTTAGATTTATTGAAATTACCGTCATCCAGTTTTTTGATTATTTCTGGTGATAAAGCGATTGTGATAATTTTATATTCTTTCATAGTTATAAATATAGATTAAAAATAAATACAAGTCAATACTTGACTTTATAAAGGAGTTTTAGTATTATTGTGGTAAAAAATATGGAAAACTGTAAATTCCCTCTCGTTATTGTCTTTTACCTAGACAGCGAACTTATGAAAAACCCACAAATCATAAAACCTTTTGCTGAATCTATTGATAAGATGTTAGCTTTTAAAAAAGCTAATGCGTTGGCTTTCTTTTTACCAACAAATGGTGAAGAACGTGTTGAATGTATCAATCCAGTTACGGTTAAAGAAGAAGATATGGAAAAAGTAAATAAATTGATTCAAGACATCAAACAAAATTTCTCTATAGGTGTTGAAATGGATTTACCAGTTGATGAAGTTGTTGTTGAAGATGAAACCGAAGGAGGTAAACCATGTGATTGTGGAAGTAACCCAGATGGAAAATGTAAATGTGATTAATATGAACCATCAAGAAAAAGCAATTTTATATGATAATTGCATTCGTGAAAGCGATAGACTTCAGAGAGAAAACTCTAAATTAAAATCAGAATATGTCGCTAATATACCGCCACATATAGAGAAACAAATAAAAAACAATGATGCTAGAATTGCCGTACTTGTTGCTAGACTAGAAAGTCTTTTTAAGTAAACAATGGATAAATCTAATATTTTAGCTTTCTTAAATAGACATTACAGAATCGAAAACGATTCTTTTTTTGATATTACGTTAGATAAAAAAGTTTATGGTTCTGACATATTGGAACATTTGAATGTGGTGTTTTCAATAGACGAAAACATAAACAAAGAATTAATAAAGGAATGGGCGTTAAAAACAATAACATTAGAAACCTTTCAAGAAAATTGGGAATTCAATAGACCTATTCCAGAGGTTGGTAGATATGAATTAAAAAGAATGAATAGATTTATAATAACATTTCCAGAACACTTCAACATACCACAATGGGTTGCTCTTGAAACATCTAGACCATCAGCTAGATTAATAACGAAAGATATTTTAGGTTTTAAATTGTTTAAGAAATTTGTTTGGGATGATATGATTATAAAAATGAGAGACCCAATTGGCCCATCAACATCACAATCTCTTATGGATTTAATTCATAAAAGTTTATATGAAAAAAAACAAATAATCAAAGATAAATTTGATTTAAAATTAGAAATGCTTGACCCAGTAGGTCATGTTGTTGAAAAGTGGGCTCTTTCTAATTGTGAATTTAAATCTATCCATTTTGGTGAACTATCTTACCAAATAGACGACCCAGTTGTTTGCTCTTTAGTAATTAAATTAGGTGATGTAGTACTTGAATATTAAGGTCTAGTGCTACGTCTTCTTATTTTGGTATAAGGCCAATTTGTCTTATTGTGTATCAAGTCGTACATTCTACCTATATTAGCTTTACTGGCGGTACCCATAAACATAAGGCTTTTTATCTTTTGTTTTTTCGCTATTTTTGCTAATGTATGATGTAGCCTTTGAGCGTCTTCCATATTTTTACATAAAACCATATCAAATTGGTCTTCATTGTATATGATTAATTTATTGTATACAACAATAATTTGCTTTACCATTTTTTTAGCGTGGGCCCCAGCAACCAACCTCTTAACAACTTCTTTTATTGTTGGTCTTTCTTTTTTTGGGTTAAAACCGTATATCCAAAATGTTTCCTCTATTTGATATTCATCTGAATGTAGGATGGTCCAATCACCCAAAGGTGGTTCTATATATGTTCTTCCAAAGTCATCCCTAAGAGTTCTAAATGTGTCTGTTTCTTCAGTTGGTTTTGTTACACATATTTGATACTTAACTGGTTTTATACCTTTTGTATTAATAAACTTTTGTGGAAACATCACTATATTTTCACCTTTTATTCTATGAAAATTAATGAATGCGGTTTCCCTAGTTCTACATCTATGTAGAGTTTTCTTGTAAATACCGTTTGCTATTAAAACTACTCTATATTCCACGATTTATTTGGATTGTTAAATAAATTTACGTATCTTTACAAAAAAATAAATACCAATATGTTTAGAAAAGACTATTACGAAATACTTGGCGTAACAAAAGAAGCTTCAGCTGAAGAAATAAAGAAAGCTTATAGGGATTTGGCAAAGAAATGGCACCCTGACAAAAACCATAACAATGCAGAAGCTGAAGAAAAGTTTAAAGAAATATCTGAAGCGTATGAAACATTATCAGATACGGTTAAAAAACACAAATACGATAATAATGACCGTTTTTCTGGTTTTAATTTTGATTTCTCAAGCATGGGTCGTCAAAGACCTATGAGAGTTGGGGAAAATATTAAGTTAAATTTAAAACTTACATTGGAAGAAATATTTTCTGGTGTTAAAAAATCATACAAATATAAAAGAAAAGATAGTTGTTCCTCATGCGATGGTCATGGCGGTAGTGATTCTCAAACTTGTCCAAGCTGTAACGGCACTGGAGCCGTTGTTCAAATATTTAACACACCTATAGGTCAAATTAGACAAGCCATGGAGTGTCCAACTTGCAATGGCTCTGGTCAAACGTATAAGGATAAATGTAACGTATGTAATGGTGAAAGTGTAAAATTGGTTGAAGAAACGATTGAGCTAGAGATACCATATGGCGTTGCTGATGGGGCTACATTTGTCATGGGTGGCAAAGGTAATGCAATTAAAAGTGGTAGACACGGTGATTTATATTTTGTGGTAAATGAGTTGCCACACCATAGGTTTGTTAGAGATGGAAACAATTTAAAAATTAATTTAAAGCTATCGTACCCACAACTAGTATTGGGTGATAAGGTTGCAGTTGAAACAATTGATGGTAACAAAATTAGAGTTAATATACCAGAGTACAGCCAATTAGATTCTAATTTAAAAGTTGTTGGTAAAGGAATGACTGAATTTAGAAGTGGTAATCGTGGTGATATGATAATAAATTTAGGGATAACAATACCTAAGAAGATTGATGATGAGACTAAAGAACTCTTGGAAAAATTAAAGACTAAAATTTAATATGCTACTTGCATGTCTCAAAATTATGCAGTAGATTTGCAACAAGAATAACAAAAAAAATTAAAAACAAAATTTATGGCTAAGTACGAAGAACCTTTTGAGGACACACAATCACTATTTAACGAAGTTATTGAAACAACTGGGTTAAACAACTACATGAACATTAATGTTCTTGCTGATAACAAAGCAAAAGACATTTTTAAAGTTAACAAATCTAATGAACTTCTTAAGTACAGAACTGGTGACGATGTTAACATTATTTTAAATGAAAGTATTTTTGACAAATTAACTAACGAACAGAAACGAATCGTTGTTGAGGAAGCGATTGCTTATATCTCTTTTGATAGTGAAAAGGATAAAGTAATCATCACCAAACCAGACTTTATAGCTCACAGCGGTATTTTGCGTAAACACACCTTCAACACTGTTGAGGTTGTAAGAGAATCTGTTAAAACTCTTTATCAAGCTCAAGAACAAGAAGAAGAAGAAAACGTACAAACAACAAATTAAAATGACTGTAGAAGAAATACAAGAAATAAATCCAGAAGCATTAATTTGTGATGGATTTGATGAAGCAATAATAGGCATGGCTGAGAGAATTAATCTCGGCCCTGTCGTTGCTTACAGTTTTGAAAAAATACTAGACATACTAATCAATAGAGATGGAATGACATATGAAGAAGCTATTGAATATTATGAATATAATATTGTTGGTGCTTGGATGGGTGAATTCACACCTGTATTTATAACAAATTATCAAAATTATTAAATGAAAGGATTATTATTTAACATGTTGAGGACTCAATTAGAATCTCAACGAAGCAAAGCTTTGCTAACACTACATTTACTAGCCAATCATTCAGTTGGAATTGGTGACCATTCAACTGGGGATTATTATAAAAATGCTGATGAAGCATTAACCATGTTGGCTGAAGCTAATGATAAACTTGAAACACTAGCTAAGTATGTAGAATCAGAAAGTGCAAAGTATTCAACAGAATGTTAACTAACTAAAGAACAATAAAAATATAATACAAATGAATATCGCAAACGAGTTTAAAGATTATGCTATAAAGCATATGGGTGTTTCATCGCTGAATTTTTACCATTGGGAACAGCTTCAAGAAAAGCTGTATGGTTCCAGTGCTTCGCTGACACCATATATTTTGGAAGAAAGAGAAATGCGTGTAACACAGATGGATATTTTTTCCAGAATGATGATTGACCGCATTATATGGTTAGCTGGACCAGTTAATGATAGAATGAGTACCGTTGTTCAAGCACAACTTATGTTTTTGGATAACTTAGAAACAAAAGATATTACTTTGCATGTTGATAGTCCAGGTGGTTCTGTAAAGTCTGGCTTGTCTATCGTAGATGTTATGGATTATGTTGCGTCTGATATTGTAACTATAAACACTGGTATGGCTGCAAGCATGGGTAGTGTTTTGCTAGGTTCTGGAACCAAAGGAAAGCGCTATAGCTTACGTTTCAGTAGAGTTATGTTACATCAAGTATCTGGAGGTGCTGAAGGGAACATTCAAGATATTCGTATTAGTTTAGCTGAAGCTGAAAAATACAATGAACTTCTTTTTGGTCTTCTTGGTAAATACACAGACAAAGACCCAAAACAAGTTATGGATGACGCTAGCCGTGATAAATGGCTAAATTCAGATGAAGCTCTTGCTTATGGAATAATAGACAATGTTATAACGAATAAAAAGAAAAAATAATTTCTAAACGTACTTGCATTTTTAAAAATGATTTAGTACCTTTGCAATAGAGATAGAGATATGTGGTCTTTTTTAATAGGCCACATATTTATATCATACGTTCTTTAACTTATGGGGATATAAAGGTATTGACTGAATATAGTCGTAATTGGTAAGCATGTAGTGCTAGATGGAAGCACTTTAATCTCGCTATTAACACTTTTAGATGGCAACGATTTTGTTGTATCCGAAAATTTCCTTACCGAAGCTGCTTGCAGTTTCGCTGGAGAGCTTGCTGTAGCCTAATATAGCTGATAGTGATAATTCACTTCATCGTGGTATGTTCCACGGCATGATGGTAGACCATTAGGGTCTCTTGATTTCCTTCACAAATAATCAAGATATTTTGTTTCGTTAGAAAATGAGACTAAACATGTAGAAAGTCTTTCAAGAGTATTCAACACATGGGTTCGATTCCCATTATCTCCACCGTTGACTTTTTTGTACCTTGCCGTATATTTATAATAAAAATAGATATATGGCAAGAAAAGAAAAAACGATACATTACTTATATAAAACAACTTGTTTAATAACTGGTAGGTGGTATGTAGGGATGCACAGTACATGTAACATGGATGATGGTTATATGGGTAGTGGAAAACGATTACGACATAGTATACGTAAGTATGGTGTTGATAATCATGTTAAAGAAATATTAGAGTTCTTTGATAATAGAGAAGACTTAGCAAAACGTGAAACAGAAGTTGTTAATTACAAGTTGATTAAAGAAGAGTTTTGTATGAATTTAACAACTGGTGGTTTAGGTGCTGGTTTTATGGATGAAGAACATATGTTAAAATGTTCTAAAGCTGGTAATAAAGCTTTTAAAGAAAAATTATTAAATGATGAAGTTTTTCGAGATAAGTTTATAAAAACAAAAAGCGATTTTTCAAAAAAAGCTATGATTGATGGAAGACTTAAATCAATTAATAAATCTTATGATTGGACTGGTAAAAAACATTCAGACCAAACTAAGCAAAGAATCTCTGAATTAAAAATAGGGACTGGAACTGGTGAAACAAATAGTCAATACGGTACATGTTGGATTACAAAAGATGGTGTAAATAAAAAAATAAAAAAAGAAGATATTGAGACCTATCTAAACGAAGGGTGGGTTAAAGGAAGATACGCTAATATAAAAGGTGAGTTAGTTAAAAATAGTAAATTATCAAATGATGATGTTATTAAAATAAAAGAAATGTTAGATAAGAAAGAATTATCACAAAGTAAAATTAGTAAAATTTTTAACGTTCACCAAGAAACTATAAGTAAAATTAAAAGATGTTTAATATATAAAGATATTTAATATTCTATAAACGATTCATTTATTAAACAAATATCACCAGATTTACATCCGATACTTTATGCCACTGGGTGTAAAATAAAAACCCCCAGTAAATCGCTTTATTGGGGGTAATTTTGGTGTCCTTAACACTTATTTACTAGGTGTTGGAGGAGTAGTTGTGGTTGTTGTTGTTGTTGTTTGGGTTGGGTTCGGCTTACCACATCCGCATCCGTTACTAACTGAGTTCATGTTCTTTGAATTTTATTGTGTGTTATTGTTGTATATAAATACTTGACTTAATAAAAATAAGACCTTATATTTTATTATGTTTAAAACAAAGTATACGGTATCATTATTAGATAGTAAATGGAGTGTTGTTAAAAATAATGTGAAACTTTATGCACTACCAAGAAAAGATGAATATATTTTCTTTGATGGGTTGTATTATGAGGTTTTAAATGTTGTTCATTCTGTTGATAATAAACATATAATTTATGTCATTATCAATGAAGTGCCTTACCAACATAAAACAAAAAATTAAAATTTTTTTTTGATTTTACTTGACAACTGATGATTTTTTTCGTACCTTTGCATATATATTACTAAAGCGTTCATTAACATAAATTATCCAAAAAGATGGGTTCTGCAAACGAACTTAAAACTACAAATTGAGCACAAAAAGTATGTAGGTCTTTTTAAAGTTCAGCTACTACAATAGGCTTGGCAACAGGACTAGTTTGTAGGAGTAACTTTAAGCTAAAACTACCATGGCGTAAGTCCATGTAAAAAAATACTTCATGACGGAGGTCATGTCAAAAAACTGCCAGGTAAACGGGAGTCCTGTAAAATAAATACGAACAGCCATCTTGGGATAAATAGAGGAATCGTCTAAGGAAAGACACCACCCGAATGGGGTGTTGATATGAGTGCAAGGCTCATTTCCCCTACTAAAAAGAATCGAAACGTAATCCTTGAAACACAAGTTGTTTCTTTTCTTAACTTATATTGCGGGGTAGAGCAGTGGTAGCTCGCTAGGCTCATAACCTAGAGGTAGGTGGTTCGATTCCATCCCCCGCTACCAAAAAAGAATGGATTCAGCAATTTAAAAAAATTTTTTATGGAAAAAAAAACAAAACCATTCTGTAACTAACACAAACCCCACTTATGTGGGGTTTTCTTTTTTATACAAATTTTAAATTAATTTTTTTTAATGTTTTTATTAATTTTACTATACAATGGTTGTAAGTTAAAAATAAGTTCGTGCCAATAGTTGTTTATTTCTGATTTTATTAGTATTTTTGTATAAAAACATGAGAAAAAAAATAATTGGTTTATCTGGAAAAATAGGTAGTGGAAAAGATACCTTTGCTGAATTATTATCTAAACAATTACAAGATAAAGTTGAAAGACATGCTTTGGCTGACAAGTTAAGATTGATAACTGAGATTGTTAGTGGTGTTAGAATGACAACAACACATGAAGTGAATAAACCGTTTTGTAATGAAATACGTAACTACACACAAGACCAAAAAAACATAGTTATTAAACAATTTAATAAGACTATTGGGGAAACATTACAACTAGTCGGTACCGAATTATTTAGAGATAATTACGATACTGATATTTGGGTTAAATCTTTATTCAATCATGAGTTAGAAAAAAAATTAAGTGATGGTAAAATAATTGTTATTCCAGATGTAAGATTTATAAATGAGGCTGATTATATAAGTAAAGAAGGTGGGTATTTAATCAGGTTAGAAGGTGACCCAATGGATGTTAGAAAAAATAGTTTACGTGATTTAAACCACGTTTCTGAAACAAATTTAGATATATATACAAATTTTGACAAAATCATTTACAATGATAAAAAAGATATTAATCATTTAAAAAATATTGTTAATGATTTAATAATTGAATTATCGTTAAATATTTAAAAATTAAAATATTTTTAATACCTTTGTAAAAATATTTATTGATTATGAAAGATAATATCAAACAAATTCTTAGAGAAGGACTTATTCGTGAAGAACGTATCAAGTTTGATTTACGCATACCTAGTGATATACAAGAAATAAAAGACGTGTTTAAAAAGAACGGATTTAAATTGTATGTTGTTGGTGGTGCTGTACGTGATGCACTTTTAAATAAGACACCCAAAGACTTTGATTTGGCTACTGATGCAGTTCCAGATAAGGTTGAAGAAATAATGGCCAAGGCTGGATTCAAAACCCTTCCAACAGGCAAGGCGTTTGGGGTTATAAACGTATTTACCAGTGAAGGTGAATACGAAATTGCAACTTTTAGGTCTGATGAAACTTCTGGTAGAAATCCAGAAGTTAAATTAGGAGCAACAATAGAATCGGATGCTGCTAGAAGAGATTTACGAATTAATGCATTATATTATGATTTAGATACTAATGAAATAATTGATTTAGTTGGTGGGCTTGATGATTTAAAGAATGGTGAAATTAATATGGTTGGAAACGCACAAAAACGTTTTGAAGAAGACCCACTTAGAATTTTACGTTTTTTTAGGTTTTTTTCTAGATTTAACTAACTGAAGATACGTTTAGGGTTTTTCGTTATATTTATAGTAAAAGAATATTATGCAAAAACTATGGAAAAAAGAAGAAATTGATTTATTGGTAAGATTATATGAAATTGATGGTTTATCTGTTACTGAATTATTTCCACTTTTCAACGAAAAATATAATAGGCCAATTATTGGTTTACAAGTTAAAATTGGTAGACTCAAACTAAGACATAGTAAAGAACAAATTAAAGCTATAAAGTCAAGATTAAATAGTGGTGAATTAAATGGTATGTTTGGTAAGAAATCACCTATGAAAGGGTTAACTTCAGAAACATCGGAAATAGTTAGAATTAAATCAGATAAAACATCTAAAACCAGAAAAGAAATGTTTAAAAATGGTGAGCTACAACCATTAACTGGTTCAACAAACCCTATGTATGGTTCTATATCTTGGAACAATGGTTTAAATAAATACATGGATAAACGTATATTTAATTATGGTGAAAAGATATCTAAAATTAAAAAAAAAGAGTGGGAAAATAAAACTGAGAATGAAAAAAGGGAAACAATACTTAGGTTAAATAACGCTATGATTCAAACAAAAAAACCGACTAAAATTGAAGATAAAATAGAAAACTTTTTAAAAGAAAATGAGGTAAAATATATTAAGAATAAACGTTACGATTTATTTATATTTGATTTCTACTTATTAGAATTTAATTTTGTGATTGAATGTGATGGTGATTATTGGCACGCAAACCCTTTATTTTATAATGGTAAAAAATTAACTGATGCACAAATAAAAAATATAGAAAGAGATAAAAGAAAAAATTTGTTATTAGAATCAAACTTAATTGATTTTGTTAGGTTTTGGGAGTTTGATATTAAAAATAATTTTGAAATAATAAAAAAAACAATATGGGAGAAATTACAAAAGAAATAGATATTGCTTTGAAAAACACTGTTCATTTATTAAGTGGTATATCTAGTGAACGTATCCGTGATGAATTTATTAAAGGTATTGTTTCAGCAAAGTCACAAAAAGACTTTTTGGGGATGTTGGATAAGTACAAGTTATTTGATTGGATATTCAAAGGTTTGGATGTGGATATGGGATTTGTTAACAGACTTGGTGGTTATAATCATGATGATTATATTGTATTGTTAGCAAGACTTCTTAAGAAAAACAACTTAGATTTATTGAAGAAAAAATTGAATGAATTAAAATATTCAGTTGAAGAAGTAAAAACCATAACTTTCCTTATTGCTATGTTAAAGCTAGATGTTGATACTGCTGTAACACTTAAAAGAGCTGAAAAAAATTCTGGTGTAACTCCAGACCAAATTAGGGATTTTTGTGGTAAGGAAAATGTAAGTAGTCAATTACTAGATGCTTTTGAGGAATTTAGACTAACAGTTAGTGGTCCAGAAGTTATGGATGACTTGGGGTTAAAACCAGGACCAGAACTTGGAAAAGCAATTCAAAAGATTGAAACGGATAATTTCAAAAAACTTTTATAGTGTTTATTTTTTAATAAACCAAGATATTTATATCTATAAACAAATACTATGAAAAAAAGAGAAATTATAACTGAGACCAAAAGAAAATCTTTATTAGCAGATAGAGAAAAAGCCATCGTTGAGTCATTTGCAAAAACTTTTAACAAAATAAAAAGATTGGACGAAGCTTATGGAATGTCCTTTGAGGATGCCAAAGCCGAAGCAAAAAGAATTTCTGATGAAGAAGGTGGTGTAGCTCAACACGTAAATCAAGTTGGCGAAGATAAATTTATTGTTTCTGATTTTTTTGACGCTGACACAACAGTGGCTAGCTTTGGAATTGGAATTGATGAAGCCGAATATTATGACGGTGACGATTATGAACAAGCTTCTAGAAGCATTGAATATGGTATTGACCCATATGCTGAAAGACCATCATTGTTTGATGGTGTAGATAGAATATCGGTTGCTAGACCAGAATACAATGGCGCAGTAATGAATAGCATATACGGTATATATATCATTTACAAAGATGGTAAACAAGAAAAAATACATTCAGTAGAAGAGTTTAATGATAAATTTGGTACTGATATACCATTAACAAAAGACCCAAGAGAAGTTGTTTCTTACATTGAAACAAATTACCCAGAAGTTACTGTTTATTTGGATGAATTTGATGTATCATAATTTTTTTCAAAAAGACTTGCTTTTTTAAAAAAAGTTTAGTACCTTTGCATAACTTTTATAAACAAAGACATATTTAATAGAAACAGGGGGAACCCAAAAAAGAAAAACAATGAGAAACATTAACATACATATTAATTCGATTAGCATGTGGAGACGCAATAGTAATCCACTTGAATCGGCTATGTCTGTAAGTTTCTTTAGTGACTTTTAAAAATCACAAACAAACAATAAAGAAGAACCCGATTCAGAATAAAATCTAAATCGGGTTTTTTGTTTTTTGGTTCATTGACATATTGGTTAAATACACAGGACACAGGCTTGGTGTCGGTGGGCTCCCCAAAAGCTTCACGAGTTGCTTCGATTGCAACGTCCTGTGCACATACACTAGCTCATGGGCGTGACCAACAGACTCCAAATCTGTTCTTAGGATTAAATGGTTGTAGATTCGACTTCTACCTAGTGTGCATATGGAAGGTGCCTCGCATGGAGCGAAACTAGTCTTGAAAACTAGGGTGGCGGTGATGAGCCGTCAGGGGGTCGGGTCCTCCACCTTCCTCTTACATGGTGTTAGTAGCTCAGAGGCAGAGCGCTGGTTTGTGAAGCCAGAGGTCGGGATTTCGAAATTCCTCTAACACCCTCTTAAAATTTAACCGTCACCAAACAATGGTTTGGACTCCATGAGTGGGATGCCAGTGAATATGATAATAAACTGGGGCGGTTTAGGGATTGGGAAAATTAAAATAACATTGCGCCATACCGAGCGAACCTGATAAATTCGATATTCGTAGCTGGTGTTGAAAACGTGAGTTCGAGTCTCACCGTGCCTACTAAACATTCATAGGTAGCCTAGAGGCCAGGCAGCAGACTGTTAATCTGCGGAAGCAATTCCTACGTGGGTTCGATTCCCACCCTGTGAGCAAATAATATGGTGTGGTGGCAGAGAGGTCGATTTCGATAGA